CGGTGGATCGCTGATGACTGCCGTCAACCGCGCCATTAAAGCCGCTGACCTTTGGGCGCTTGTTCGCTCGAAGTTCGGAGGGAGTTAATCCATGAGCATTCAAACGTTGAGCACCGTGTTCGTCGGCATCATCAGCCTATGGGCGATGTGGTGCATGTTGAGCTCGCGTGTCCATGACGGGATTGTCGGCAAGGTCATCTACGCGACGATCATGCTGGCCGGGTTTGCGATCGTGACCCGGGCCGAGACGGTGTTTGTCTCCCCGACTACTGCCGGCGTCACCTTCCACGGAGCATTGGCATTGGCTGGGATTCGACATTGGTTCGTCGCCAACCACTGGCCGCTGGTCAAGGGCTGGCTCTGCCGATACTTGCACTGTGAGCAATGCCTGAACAACACCAAAGAGGCGGACAAGACATGAACCTGATTCCCCAATGGCAGCAGCTCTGGAAGATGTACAGCGTTCAACTGGCTGGCCTTCTGGCGCTGCTCAACACCATAGCTTACTTCTGGCCATCGCTTCAGGCACTGGTGAGCCCGGGCCTGTTCGCTGCGGTGAATGGCTTGCTCGCTGCTGCCATCGCTGTAGTGCGTGCGATCCCGCAGTCGAACATCGCTCCGGTCGCCGACAAACCAACCGTTTAAACCAAAGGGTGCCTGGCTTCGTGCGGGCGCCACTCTCTACATTCATGGTGACGATATGGCCCGGAAAGTATTCCTTACCGCCTATCACCCATGGTGGTTCCGCCTGTACGTGGTAGCCGTGAACGCCTTCGCCTACATGGCAGGCCTGGAAGTCGACACCGAGAAGCTTGAGGCCCAAGGGCGGAAGGCGACCCGGTGGCGTGAGATCGAACCCTGCGATGAGGCCGAACAATGAAGACCTGCAGCATCACGGTAAGCATCAAGCTGGCCTGGTGGTTGCGCGCCTACTTGCGTGGTGTCGGCTTCATATCCGAACTCACAGGCCTTGAGCCAGACCCTGAAAAGGTCTCTTGGTGGGTAGAGCGCGGGGTCACGATTAAGCTGCTCGACACTCAACAGTAAGTGCCAAAAGGTGAAACCTAATGACGACCATCGCCTACAAGGACGGCATCATCGCCTATGACGGTCGAGTCTCACGCGGCAGCACCATCGTTTACGACGACTTCGACAAGATGCGCGAGCGTGAAGGTGTGTGCTTCTTCGGTACTGGCTCTACTGGCGATATCAATGAGCTGGTGGGAGCATGGTTCGGCGAAGAGGTTGTTGGCGAGTGCGATGCGAATGCCCTGGTTCTGCATGACGGCAACATCACCCTGATCGGCTACGACGAGGGAAAGGTTTGGAAGAGCCCTGTGGTGCTCGATCGGCCGTATGCCATTGGCAGCGGTGCTGACCACGCCCTGACAGCGTTCGACATGGGTGCCACCGCATATCAAGCCATCGAGATGGCCATGAAGCGCGACTGTGGCACTGGCGGCAAGATCAGAACGCTCACCGTGAAGGTAGAGCAGTAGAAGGAATTCAACATGGCGGCAAAGCAACCCGACTGGGAGCGCATAGAACAGCTCTTCCGGGCCGGCCTGCTCTCCGTCCGCGAGATAGCCTCGGCAAGTGGTGTCTCGCATACCGCAATCAACAAGCGGGCAAAGGCTGAAGGATGGGAGCGCGACCTCAAGGCGAAGATCAAGGCCAAGGCCGATTCGCTGGTTTCCAAACGTGAGGTTTCCAGCAAGGTTTCCACGGAAGCGCTGGCAACCGAGCGTGGAATCGTAGAGGCCAATGCCGAGGTCATTGCTGACATCAGGATGGCCCATCGGACTGACATTGGTCGGTCGCGTCGCCTGGCCAACAAGCTGCTGGATGAGCTTGAAGGGTTGACCGACGAGCAAGGGACGATGAAGGAACTGATCGCCCAGCTCAAGGAAGCCGATAGCGAAGACGGCCCGGACATGAGCGATGTGCTCGCCCTGGCCAGCAAGATGGCTTCGCTGCCGTCCCGCACCAAGACCATGAAGGAGTTGGCCGAGACGCTGAAGACTCTGGTCCTCCTCGAGCGGCAAGCATATGACCTCGATGCCAAAGCAGGCGCCGATGATGCCGACGAACTCTCCAAACTGATGGACGATCTATCGAAGGAAGCCTGACATGAAGCCCGAGCACATGAAGCTGCTCCGGGACAAGCGTTGGAGGCTGAACAATCTCTACTTCATCACGGACAAGGCGGGCAAGAAAGTCCGCTTCCGGATGACGGACGAGCAGATCGAGTACTTCGATGGGATGCACACGCGCAACATCATCCTGAAAGCTCGGCAGCTCGGATTCACCACTGAGTGCTGCATCATCCAACTGGACGCGGCGCTGTTCGAGTCGGCCAAGTGCGCGCTGATCGCTCACACCCTGAACGACGCCAAGCGCCTGTTCCGGGAGAAGGTGAAGTACGCCTACGACAACCTGCCCGCCGAGATCCGCGCAGCCAACCCGGCGCGCAACGATGCATCGGGCGAGTTGGTGTTCAGCAAAGGCGGTTCGATCTACGTTTCCACGTCCTTCCGGGGCGGTACACTGCGTTACCTGCATGTGTCCGAGTTCGGGAAGATCTGCGCCAAGTTCCCGCATAAGGCCCGCGAGATCGTCACTGGTGCCTTTGAGGCTGTGGCCACTGACTGCTTTGTCACGATTGAATCGACGGCAGAGGGTCGGGCTGGCTACTTCTTCGACTACTCACAGAGCGCCGAGAAGCAACAACTATCCGGCGTGGCCCTGGGCCTGTTGGACTGGAAGTTCTTCTTCTTCAGCTGGTGGAAGAACAAAGACTACCGCCTTGACCCGGCTGGAGTGGTCATCCCGCAGCGCCTGACCGACTACTTCGATGAGTTGGCAGCCAAGCATGGGATCGTCACGAACGACGGCCAGAGAGCCTGGTACGCAGCCAAGGAGAAATCCCTCGGCGACGACATGAAGCGGGAATACCCGTCAGTGCCGGCCGAAGCCTTCCAGCAGTCGGTCGAAGGCGCCTACTACGCCAAGCAGTTCGCCAAGCTCTATGCCAACAAGCGCATTGGAGTGATCCCGGACAACAGTCACCAACCGGTGATGACCTTCTGGGATATCGGCGTCGGCGACTCCACGGCCATCTGGTTCGTGCGTCAGATCGGCACCGAATACCACGTCATCGACTACTACGAGAACTCCGGCGAAGGCCTGCGGCACTACATGAAAGTGCTCAAGGATAAGGGTTACACCTATTCCGAGCACTGGGGGCCGCACGACATCGAGAACCGCGAGTTCGGCAGTGATGCCAAAAGCCGCAAGGACATCGCCAAAGAGGGCTATGTGATCGACGGAGACAAGTACTCCATTCGGTTCCAGGTCGTTCCAAGGACTGGCATTGATACTGGCATCGAGGCGGCGCGGGAGATCCTTCCGCTTTGCGTGTTCGATGAGTCCAAGTGCGAAGAAGGCATCGGTCATCTCGAAAACTACCGCAAGGAGTGGGACGAGAACCGCGGCTGCTGGAAAGACAAGCCATTCCACGACGCGACCTCTCACGGCTCCGACGCCTTCAGATACTTCGCTGTCGCCAAGACCAAGCGTGTACGCACCGCCTCTACCGCACCTTTGAGAATCTGACCTATGAGCAGTGATGATCCTAGCAAGACACTGCCCGCAGTGGACGCCATGCGCGAAGACTGGGCCATCGTCGACGCACTTATGGGTGGAACCCGGGCGATGCGCGCAGCGAACATCCAGTTCCTGCCGAAGTGGCCGAAGGAAGAACCTGACGCCTATCAGGCACGACTGAAAACATCGACGCTGCTACCAGCGCTGAGCGAGACAGTGCAGAACATGACCGGGCGCGTATTCGCTGATCCGATTACGCTCACCGAGGATGTTCCCGATCAGATCAAGGAAATGGCCGAGGACTTCGACCTTCAGGGCAACAACCTGCAGGTGTGGGCTCAGTCATTCTTCAGCGGCGGCCTGTCGCACGGTCTGTTCCATGTTTTGGTTGACCATCCACAAGCTGGCGGGTTGAAGACCAAGGCTGACGAGAAGTCGGCAGGGGTACGGCCTTACACAGTGGTCATCAAGCCGGGCCAGGTGCTCGGCTGGCGGTCTGAAAATAGGGGCGGCGAACAGGTCCTGACCCAGTTCCGCTACATGGAGTGCGTCGAGGTCGACGACGGCGCGTTCGGCACTAAGTCGGTCGATCAGATCCGCGTGTTGGTGCCTGGCGGCTGGGCTACCTACATCGAAGTCGATGACGGCAAGGGCCTGAAGATCTGGCAGAGGAATGGCGAGGGCCTGACAAGCCTCGCAGTGATTCCGCTGACGACCTTCTACACCAAGCGCACCGGCTTCCTGACCGCAACACCGCCGCTCCTCGAACTGGCGAACATGAACATCAAGCATTGGCAGTCCCAGAGCGATCAGGACAACATCCTGCACGTTGCCAGGGTGCCGATGCTGGCCGTAATCGGCCTCGATGAGGGTGATTCGATCACTATCGGCGCCGGTTCCGCTACAAGGCTGCCAAAAGACTGTGACATGAAGTGGGTTGAACACACCGGTAAGGCGATCGAAGCCGGGCGTCAGTCGCTAATTGATCTGGTTGAGGACATGCGCCTCGCTGGCGCCAAGCTGCTCCAGAAGGAAAAACAGACCGTTAAGACCGCTTCCCAGTCTGAGGAAGAGGCTGCGCAGGAGATGAGTCCCCTCCAAACCATGGCAGGGCAGCTCGAAGACGCACTTGACCAGGTGCTCCACTTCTTCGCGCTTTGGATGAAGCTCGACGATGGGGGGCACGTCAAGGTCAAGGGCAACTTCGATATTGACTTCAGCCCTGAAACGACGATGCCTTTCCTGCTGAATCTGAACAAGGCAGGGATCCTGTCCGATCAAAGCCTTTTCGAGGAAGTGCAGCGCCGCGGCCTGCTTAGCGACGAGATCGACTGGGAAAAGGAAAAGGCGAAGGTTGCTGCTCAACCGAAAAAACAGGATGTGAAGACACCAGCCCAATAACCCCGTCACGCAACCGCGCGGACAAGCAAAGGCGAACGAAATGGCCACTCAGAACGTAAATGTCACACTTGAATGGGTCCAGATCGCCGCCTTGGCCGACAGTTCCGTGCTGGTCTCGTGGCGCGGGGCTACCGATGTCGAGTTTGCCTGCACGGACACAGCAGTTCCTCCAACGGTGCTCGGTCACGTGCTGCATTCGGGCGATTCCATCACTCGATCGGTCATCGGAAACGGCTATGTCTGGGCGCGGGCATCAAACGCTCCAGCGCTCTTGGTCGTCACGAAGTGAACAGTCAATTCAAGGCATTCCGCTCGTTTAAGACGCTCTCGGTTGCGCGGGTATCCAGTGCATTTTCACCGGCCTCGTTATTCAAGGCGGGAGAGCAGGGCGCTTGGTACGACCCAAGCGACTTGTCGACGCTGTTCCAGGATGCGGCAGGGACTATTCCGGTCACCGCTGGCAATCAGCAGGTCGGCCTGATGCGTGATAAGTCTGGCCGCGGGAACCACGCGAGCCAGACGGTTTCTAGTTCTCGCCCGATCATCAGGAGTTCAGGTGGTCTTTGGTATCTGGAATTTGATGGGGTTGATGACTTCTTTGTGACGTCTGCCATCAACTTCGCCGCATCGGACAAGATGGGCGTGTTCGCAGGCGTCATGAAATTGACAGATTCCACGCTCGGAGTCGTTGCAGAGCTGAGCGCAAACATAGGCAGCAGTGATGGATCGCTCATTGTCACGGCGCCAAGCGGCTCCGCTTCGGCCTCGTTCAGCGCAGGCTTCAGGGGCACGGTCAGAAAGGACCGGACCTCGCCGCTCAGTTATGCCGCCCCATTCACCGGGATTCTTTCTGCTGACGGCGACATTGCCGCCGGGTCAACCAGGCTGCGCATCAACGGCGCAACAGTCGCAAGTGACGCGTCCGGTCTCGGTACTGGGTCTTTCGGCAATTGGCCGCTGTACATAGGACGCCGCGGCGGGACAACTCTCCCGTTTCGGGGATATCTCTCGGGGCTGATTGTGCGCGGCGCTACCACTGACGCTGCAACCATCACCTCGATAGAGAAGCTGCTCGCCGCCAAGTCCGGGATGACGATGTAAGTCTCAACAATCACCGCAACATGAATCACCCAAGGCCTCGTCAATGACGGGGCTTTTTTATGGGCGCGATTCCGGATGGATAGCGCCGCGCCGGGCCGGATGGCTCAACAAATGGGCGGATGCCCGGAGATGCATCAATGAAACTGAAATTGGATGACCAAGGCCACGTTGTGCTGCAAGACGGCAAGCCTGTGTACGTGTACGACGATGGCAAAGAGGTCGCTTTCGACGCTCCTGGCACCGTGAATACGATCACTCGACTGAATGCCGAGGCCAAGTCCCACCGCGAAGGCAAAGAGGCTGCTGAAACCGCCTTGAAATCCTTCGAAGGGATCACGGACGGCGCCGCCGCCCGGAAAGCCCTAGAGGTCGTGTCGAAACTCGATCAGAAAAAGCTGGTGGATGCCGGTGAGATCGACGTGGTGCGCAACGAAATCAGCAAGGCCTTCCAGGGTCAGGTTGATGAGTGGTCCACCAAGGCCCAGACCTTCGAAAAGCAGCTCTACGAAGAAAAGATCGGCGGTGCATTCAGCCGTTCCAAGTACATCGCCGAGAAGCTGGCAATCCCAGCAGACCTGGTTCAGTCCAAATTCGGCGCCGCCTTCAAAGTCGAGGACGGCAAGACCATCGCTTACGACCAGCACGGCCAGAAAGTCTACAGCCGCACTCGCCCTGGCGAAATCGCTGACTTCGACGAAGCAATCGAAACCCTTGTTGAGCAATACCCGCACCGCGATCACATCTTGAAGGGTTCTGGAGCCAACGGCTCTGGCGCTCCGAACAACGGTGGGAATGGCGGCAACGGCAAAAAATCCATCTCGCGCTCCCAATTCGATGCACTTGACCCTCAAGGCAAGCATGCACACGTCTCTGCGGGCGGCGATGTTACCGACTGATCCCTAGGAGCAATCCATGAGCAACACTCTCACCGGCCTTACCACCACGATCTACAACGCACTGGACGTCGTGTCGCGCGAACTGGTCGGGTTTATCCCTGCCGTGTCGTCCGACATGACCTACGACCGCGCCGCTGTGGGTCAAACCGTCACCTCGCCTGTGGCGCCGGCTGCAACTGCATCCGACATCACCCCAGCTGTGACTCCGCCAAACGACGGCGACCAAACTATCGGCTCAGTGTCGATGACCATCACCAAAGCCCGCCGTGTGCCGGTGCGTTGGAACGGTGAAGAGAAACGCGGCTTGGATAACAACGGCGCTTCGTACAACGTCATCCTGCGCGACCAGCTCGCTCAAGGCATGCGTGCCCTGGTGAACGAAGTCGAGTCCGACATCGCCAACCTGTGCCTGAAGTCGTCCCGCGCCTACGGCACCCCTGGTACCGTCCCGTTCGCCACCAACCTGGCCGAAGCTGCGCAGATGCGCAAAATCTTGGCGGATAACGGCGCGCCGATGAGCGACCTGCAAATGGTGCTCGACACCACTGCTGGCGCCAGCATGCGCACCTTGGGTCAGTTGACCAAGGCGAACGAAGCGGCTGATACCAATCTGCTGCGCCGCGGCGTTCTGCTCGACGTGCACGGTTTCGCGATTCGCGAGTCCGCTCAGGTCAAGACCGTCATCTCCGGCACCGGTGCTGCTGCAACCACCAACACCGCTGGCTACGCAGTTGGCGTCACGCTGATTACCCTGGCTTCGGCTGGCACCGGCACCGTTCTGGCTGGTGACGTGATCACCTTCGCCGGCGACACCAACAAGTACGTGGTTGCCTCCGGTGATAGCGACACCTCCAACGGCGGCACCATCACTTTGGCGGCTCCTGGCCTGCGCAAAGCAATCCCTGCTGCAGCCACTGCGATCACCATCATCGCAGCAACCACCCGCAACATGGCTTTCGCCCGCTCGGCACTGGCTGTCGCCACCCGCGCGCCAGCATTGCCAGAAGGCGGCGACAGTGCTTCCGACCGCATGATCATCACCGACCCTGTCAGCGGCCTCTCGTTCGAGATCTCGCTGTACAAGCAGTATCGCCAGATCCAGTACGAAATCGCACTGGCCTGGGGTGTCGCAATGGTCAAGCCGGAACACACCGCGCTGCTGTTGGCGTAAAGACTGCGCCCGGGGCTTCGGCCTCGGGCTCATCACTTTCTGGAGAAGAACATGAACGAAGAAACCGTAAAGGTTCAGCCTTGGAGCGAAGATCAGGGTGAATACGTGCTCATCGACGCGGCAAGCTTCGATGAGGCTTTGCACACGCTGTACGTAGAAAAGAAACCGTCGAAAGACAAGAATTCGTAATACGCCGAGTGGGCGCTAACCAACGATAGCAGGGGCGAACATGCTTACTGACCAGCAAAAGTCGGACGCCCGCCGCTATGCCGGCTACCCGATGCAGGGTGACGTTACGCTTGATGACCGTCGTGACACTGCCTGGGGCTGGGTTGCGCCGTTGATCTGGCAGACGCTGAATCACCGGCTTGGCAGTCTGCGCCCGGAGGAAGAGGTTACCTTGGCCTCGTTCCTGACCAAACTTGCCGGCCTGGAGACTGATGTTCTGTCCTCCACCGACAACCTCGACACGGATCAGGCCGCCGTCTGGGTGCACAATAAAAACGAAGTTCGCGACCGCATGAACCTTTACCGGATCTGGCGCCGCGAGTTGTGTGGCTTCCTCGGCGTGCCTCCCGGCCCATCACTTGGCGATGGCAGTATCAGCCTCGCAAGGGGTTGACATGGATGGCCTGAAGCTTCGCGACAAGATATACATCGGCTACGGCAAGGCAGCCAAGCGAATCGGTTTCAACTACCAGCAATTTCGCGCTACCAGCGCCAGTAACCCGCTGACGTCAACCGCTTTGCAGACGCTGCCGGCTTCGTTTACCACGAATTTCAGCTACTCCGCGCCGAACAAATACGGTCAGGCCACTTGGCTGGGTCTCTTCGACGGCAGAACCTTCGAGCCGGGCGACTTTCTCGTCGGTCATCAGGGCGCGTTCTTCGTCGCCGCGATGCAGGACACGCTGCCAATCTATTGCGTGCAGACGAACCGCGTTGTCTCGGTGCTGCGCGTCGGGATGGATGCGGGTGTTGGCCTGGGTGGCTGGGCAAGCGATACGCCAGCCAACGAGGTCACGCTGATGCAGGGCTGGCCCGCCAGTGTCCTGCAGGGCACGAAAGGCGAGACGAACGATGCCAAGTTGCCAGGGGATGTGAAAACGCCTTGGTGGGCAATCCTGATGCCGGCTTGGCCCGGGATCGTCCTGCGCACCAGCGACATCATCCGCGATGAGCTCGGGCGAAAATACGTGATCTCGAGCGCTGAGTTGACGGACATGGGGTGGCGCATCACCGCAATGCAGGCACAGGTGTGATATGGCGAGTCTGACCGATGTACTGAAACAGGTCGCGGCGCAGGTTGCGGCCATCGCCTACCCACAGGGAACCGGGCAGCCCAGCGCGGCAGGGATTCCGATCCGTGTCTATCCGGGCTGGCCTATTCCAAACGTGCTGGAAACTGACCTTGCGGCAGGCTCTGCGCACATCAGCGTCTATCCGGCGGGCAAGGATCGCAAGACCACGCGCTACCTCGGCAGAGGCTGGACGCAACTGACCACACCAACCCATACCGTCGTCATGACGGTGGTCGGCTCGGTCGTCACGCTGTCCGGGACCATCAGCCTCCAAAACCTGATGATCAACCTGAACGGTGTCAGCTACGTCTATGCGATGCAGCTCACCGACACGCTGACGAGTGCCGCCACGGCGCTGGCCTCGATGATCCCTGGCGCTTCCAGCACTGGGCCGGTTATCACGCTGACAGGCGCTCACAACGTCTTTGCGCGAGTCGGCGGTTTTGGCGTGGCCTACAAAGAAACAAAGCGCCAAGAACAGTCGGTGCAGATCATCGTCTGGGCTCCGACTCCGGCGGCACGCGATGCCGTCGCCAGCCCGATTGATTCGGCGCTGTCCGACGGCAACAGCATCAACTTCACGGACGGCTCCTACGGGATCATCCGTTCGGCCGGCTCGCTGATGACCGACCAGCTCCAGAAGGCCGGGCTTTACCGGCTCGACCTGTTCTACCTGATCGACTACGCCACTACGCAAACCATGCAGGCAGCTGAGATTGTCGCTCCAGTAAGCAACCTCTCGACCTCGCCCGCTGGCTCCCCTGTAATCACTCGAAACCCTTGAGGCCCGTCATGGACTCCGATACCCCAGATACTCCCGTGGCTGCCCCGGCCTCAAAGGCTAAAGCAGCATCGCCCTTCAAGCTGACCGTCAAGTTCGCCTTTGCTGACTACCAAGTCGGCCAAGTGCTAAGTGACCCCGATGAGGTCGCCGCCGTACTGGCCGGCGAGTGCGCGGGCAACGTCCTGAAAGTCGCCAACGCCTAACAGGCGCAACCCACACACAAGAAACCGCCCACTGAGGCGGTTTTTTCATTAGGAGGAAGCCATGCCCATCTATCCGGCAGGCGGCTTGAACACGGCGGCACTTCAGGCGCCAGATCTCTACATCCAGATCGTTCCACCAAAGACCCGCTATATCAACGGGGTGGCGACTGACATTCTCGGCATCGTTGGCGTGGCTGACTGGGGTCCGGTCAACAGCGCGACCCTGGTTGGCTCGCCTGGGGACGCTTCGCAGAAGTTCGGCACACAGACCGTGCGCAAGTACGACCTGTGCACCGCGATCGCCGTATCGATCCAGGGCGGCGCTTCCAACATCCGCGCCGTGCGGGTCACGGACGGCACGGACACTGCGGCAACCGGTACGCTCAAGGATACCGCCGCAGCAACAGGCGCAACCCTGACCGCGTTCTATACCGGCACCCTCGGCAACTCGCTCAGCGCTACGCTGGCAACCGGTTCGGCTGCATCGAGCTGGAAACTCACCGTCTCGCTGCCAGGCGTGGCGCCGGAAGTATTCGACAACATCCCCGGCTCTGGCTTGGCGCTGTGGCAGAACATCGTCAGCGCGGTCAACAACGGGCAATCCGGTATCCGCGGCCCGTCGCAGCTGGTAATCGCCACTGTCGGCGCCACCGCTCTGGCTCCTGTGGCTGTTACCCAGACCATCGCGTTCACCACTGGCACCTCTGGCAACACCACCATCACCGATGCAGTGCTGATCGGCGTTGATGGCGTGACCGGCTCGACTCGCAAAGGCATGTACGCCCTGCGCGGTAGCGGTGCACAGGTCGCCAACCTGGTTGATCTCACCGACGGCACGCAATGGCCAACCATGGTCACCTACGGCCTGTCCGAAGGCTGCTACATGGTCACCCAGGGCGCGGCAGGCGCATCGTACGTCACCGTCGCCACCGCGCTGACCAACGCCGGCTGTGACAGCTACGCGCTGAAGGTCATGGTAGGCGACTGGGTGTACTGGCAGGACCAGGTGAACGGCCAGCAGCGCATGATTGCCCCGGCAACTTTCGCTGCGGCAAAGATTGCCGCACTGTCACCCCATCAAAACCCGCTGAACAAGCCGATCACCAACTCGGTATCGACCCAGCGCAACCTGTCGCAGCAGCCGTACAGCATCGCCGAGATTGGCGCGATCAACGGCGCGCGCCTGGACGTCATCACCAACCCTTGCCCAGGCGGCAGCTACTTCGGCCATCGTTCTGGCCTGAACAGCTCCAGCAACTCGGCGGTGAACGGTGACAACTACACGCGGATGACGAACTTCATCGGCCTGACGATTGCCGCCTCGTTCGGAGGCGTAATCGGTCAGTTGCAGACCCCGGATGTTCGGCGCACCACCAAATCGACCCTGGAAAGCTTCCTCGACACGCTGCGCATCCAGGGGATGATCGGCGACGTTAACGGCGGCCCGGCTTTCTCGGTGCAGATCGACGCGACCAACAACCCAGATTCACGGGTGGCCCTGGGCTACATGCAGGCTGACGTGCAGGTCAAGTACCTGTCCGTGATCCGCTACTTCCTCGTCAATCTCGAGGCGGGCCAGTCCGTCACGATCGTTGCGTCCGCCACGCCGCGCACCTAAGCGCTGAATCACTTCCCAGCCCGGCCTAGAGCCGGGTTTTTTATTTGGAGAACGCCATGCAAGGTGGATACAACACGGGGAAGGACGTCTCGATCGACATCAACACCCCGACCGGGCCGATTCGGCTCAGCAAGCTGATGAACTTCGACTCCAAGCCGAAGGTGACCAACCAGGAAATCACCCCGCTCAACGGTTTGACCGACGAACTGATGATCCCGAAAGGCTGGACCGGCACCTTTGAAGCTGAGCGCGTCGATTCGACCCTCGATGACTGGTGGGCGCAGTTTGAAAGCGACTACTACAACGGCGTCAACCAAAACCCGGCGACCATCACCGAAACCATTCAGGAAGTCGGCGGCGGCGTCACAACCTGGCGCTACACCCACGTAATCCTGAAGCTTGAGGATGCCGGCAAGAAGGAAGGCGACAAGACTATTCATCAGTCGATGTCGTTCACTGCTCGCCGCCGCCTCAAGGTTTGACCTTGTTTGCATGGCAGCCCGGCACGCAGGGCGCGGGACTCGTCACCCCGCACGCCATGCTCCTTGACGACTCACTGACCAGAGGCTTTACCCATGGCTACCGTTAAAATTACCGAACCCGCTGCGCCTGTTCACGTCGACCAGAAACCGAAATTCGTGTCGATTCAGGACAGTCGCGGTCGCACCATTCAGTTGCGCACCCTGGACCCGCTTCAGAAGTCGCGCGTGATCATGGCTGTCGGCGCCGATGTGGCCGCCAACACCATGTACATGGGCATGTTTGCCTTTCCGGCCGCCGCCGTTGTCTTCATCGACGACGTGGGCTTTGGCTTGCCGCAGACCCAAAAACAGATCGACGCGATGCTGGCCGAGCTGGGTGATGATGGCTACGCCGCGATTGAGCAGCACATGCTGGCCGAATATGAGGCCGCCAAAGCCAAGGCCGACGCTGAAAGCACCAAGGCAGAGCTCAGCTCTGAGCAGGCCGCCGCAAAAAACTGACAGAGGACCCCGATTTTCGCAGCCGATGCTGGCTGGTGAAGAACGGGGTTCCTTTTGATCGGGTGTTTGACTGCGAGCTGCTGGCCGATTACGAGCGTATGGCGTTTTCGATCATGTTTTCCGAATTCGAAGGCGCCGGCGACTGGAATTGGTCGAGCCTGCAGTTTGACGAGAGGAAATGACCGTGGAATTCAAGAGCCTTGGCGCGCTGGCGCTGCACATGGCCACGCAAGAGGTGGCGTTACTGGTCAGCCTGCATGAGGGCCTTGAGAAGTGCGCGGTGAAGGTTGAGCAGACCGCAAAGGACGAGATAGGCCATTACCAGGCAGGTATTGGCCCATTCCCGGCTTGGGCGGACCTTGCCGACTCCACCGAGGCGCACAAGACCAGGATGGGATATCCGGCCGATGCGCCCTTGCTGGCCAGTGGCGAGATGCAGCAAAGCATCACGCACACCACGCACGCTCTGGAAACGGTCATTGGCTCAACCGATGAGAAGATGGTCTATCACGAATTCGGCACGCCAAAGATGCCGGCACGCCCAGTGATGGGGCCGGCGGTTTTTCGCAACAAGGAATACATCCGGCGAATACTGGGAATGGCTACCGTCTCAGGTTTGGTTGGCGGCTCAGCAATCCACCCCTCGCTGGGTTACGACTCTACTCCGTGACCCATAGCGGAACTGGCTTGGCCTGCACCAGGGCGTAGGCGCCATCACGCTGCAGCACCTTGAATTGCCCAGTCAGCGGCTTGCACATGTAGGTCGAAAGGTTAACCAGCGATTCGCGCATCTCTGCGCGTTGCGCCACGTAATGCGGGTTGTCCGACACGATGTTCTGCATCAGCACCTGACGCGAACGCTGCGTGGTCTGGTCTTCACAGCCGTACTCGCCGTTCAGCGTGAGTTCGGCAGCCATCGCCGAGGTTGAGAGCGCGGCCAATGCCATGACGATCAATGTTTTTCTCATGTGCTCACCCGAAGACGACTGAATAGATAACGAACAGCACAAAGAGCAGAGCCGGAACGGCAAAAACCAGAATCAAGCTGCTGCAGGTGAATACGAACAGGCCTGTCTGGATTCCCATGACTGGCTTTTTCTTGAATGCAGGTCGCGGCCTGGCTTCGGGCGGATCAATGGCCCGCAGCGAGCCAACATCCTGAATGCGGCCATTCACCCACTGATACGTGCGCTGATTACCTGCCATGTGATCCACCACCACAAAAGGGAATGTCATTATGACAGCCGAAGCATATTCCGTCGCTGTCAAGCTGTCGCTGATCAACCACGTCAGCGCCGGCATGGCACTCATCAGCAAAAGCTTGGCGAGCACTGGCCAGGACGTCGACAAACTCAACGCCAAGCTGTCCTCGATCGGCAAGCAAGCGGCTATCGGCGGCGCGATGGTGGCCGGCGGCCTGGGCCTGGCAATGATGTTCAAGGCTCCGCTCGACGAGGCCAAGAAGTTCCAGAACGAGGTAGAGCGCTTTCGCTCCCTTGGCCTGGGCGACAAGGTGACGGCCGACGCCGTGACCTTCGCCAAAGGCATGGACACCTACGGCACCAGTATTCGCGAAAACCTCGGCCTGCTGCGCGATGCTCAGACCGTGTTCGGTGACTTCCACGAAGCCAAAATGGTAGTTCCGCTGCTGTCCAAGATGAAATTCGCCAACGCCGCCCTTTATGGCGATGAAGGCGGGGCCATGAAAGACCGGGCCTTCATGGACATGCTCAAAGTCATCGAGATGCGTGGCGGCCTGGCCAGCCAAGAGGCCTTCACCAAGCAGGCCAACATGGTCCAGCAAGTCCAGACCGCGACCGGCGGCCGGGTCGGGGCCAACGAGTTTCTGAACTTCATCAAAACCGGTGGCGTTGCGGCCAAAGGCATCAAGGATGAGAACTTCTATTACGGCATGGAGCCGCTGATTCAGGAAATGGGTGGCTCACGAGTCGGTACAGGCCTGATGTCGGCCTATCAGAACCTGGTCCAGGGTCGCACTACGCAGCGGGCCGCCAATGAGCTGATGCGCATCGGCATGCTGGACGCGAAGAAGGTCGATTACGACAAGATCGGCAACATCAAGCAGATCAAGCCCGGCGCTGTTGCTGGCAGCGACCTGATGGTGGCTGACCCATTCAAGTGGATGCAGAGCGTGATGCTGCCGGCCTTTGCTGCCAAAGGCATCACCGACAAACAGGCGATCCTCAACGAAATCGGTGCAATTTTCACCAACCGAACCGCTTCGCAGCTCTATTCGACGATGTACCTTCAGCAAGCCAACATTCAGAAGAACATGAAGCTCAACGCCGGCGCCGCCGGCATCGACGAGCTGACAAAGAACGCCAAGACCACGTTGGCCGGCAAGGAAATCGAGCTGGCGAAGAAGTGGAATGATTTGCTGCTGGCACTGGGCGAAGTGATTTTGCCGTTGGCCATCAAGGCGGTTGAGGCAATCAGTGGCGCCATCATCAAGATGACCGCATGGATGAAGGACAATCCTGAAAAGGTCAAGGCACTGACATACGCCCTAATGGGACTGTCGGCTTTCCTCATTGCGGGCGGCCTGCTGAACATGATCATCGCGGCCGGACGCGGTTTCTGGCTGCTCGGCCAGGCCATGATGTTCGTCACCAGCACGGCGTTGGCCCCGCTGATCCCGGCCATTGCGCGATTCGGCACCACCTTGCTGGTCTTCGGCCTGGATTTTGCCAAGGCCATGGCTGGTTTCATCATGTCGTCCGGCTTTGTCCGCGGCTTCCTGATGGCATTCCTGTCGCCGATCCGGCTGATTGGGCAAGCGCTGTACTTCATGATTTCGCCACTTGCGCTGATGCTGGGCCCGGTTGGGCTCGTAATCATCGGTCTCTCCGTGGCGGCACTCTTGCTGTGGAACAACTGGGATGAGGTGAGTAAGGCGCTGAAGCTGATGTGGGGCGACCTCAAGTCGGGCTTCACCAAGCTGTTTAACGGTGACATTGGCGGGGCGTTCAAGTCGTTCGCGCTGCTCTTTCTCACGGGTTGGCAGACAATCTTCAACACGTTGATTGCCGGCGCCAACGCAATCCTGCCTGCCTCCTTGCAGATCTCCAAAACAACGTTCGCTGACAGCTTCCGCGGCAGTGACGGTGGTGGAAAGCTGGTTGTGCCAATCCCTACCAAGCAGAACATGCCAATTCAGGTGCACAGCAGCATCCTGCTCGACGGTCGCAAGGTTGGCGAGTCGGTAACCCTGCACCAGGCGCGCGAAGCTGGCCGGCCAAACACCGGCACGCAAGGCTTCGACCCATCTCGCAGCATGTTGAGGCCAGGCACTTCAAGCCAAGTCGTCCCGAGGAACTAAACAATGAGCTTTACAAGCTTTCTGGACAACTTCGCTCCGGACGGGGATCCCTTTGCCACTCGGGTGATCCTAGGTGACTTTGAGTTCTCTGGACTTGAGGTCCCCGAGTACACCACCCCAGGCGCCGGCAAACAGCAGCTGGTGATTCACAAGCTGGTGGGTGGTCGTCGCGTCATTGATGTAATGGGGGTCGACTACGACAATATTTCGTGGTCAGGATGGATCATTGGGGCGACAGCGCAGGAGCGCGTCACCGAACTGGAGACACTGCGCAACGAAGGCAAGCCGCTGTCGCTGAATATCGGCTCCTACTACTTCAGCGTGCTGATTTCCAACTTTGTTCCGGTCTTCGAGTTTGAATACCGGCGCCGCTACAGCATTGAGCTGACGATCATCGACCGGCTTGATGCGCCGATCACCGAAAATGCGCTGTCCGGCACGCTGGATGCACTGGTGAACAGTGACGTCGGCGAGGCCCTTGGGCTTTCCAGTATCATCAACTCCGACGCCGTGACCAGCAGCATTGCCGCGGTGAAGGATGCTGTTTCGCAGGTCCAGGGCTTCGCCAATGCAACCATCGACACGGTGCAGACGGTGATTCGCCCGCTGGTGGCCGCTCAGGCTATCGTGCAGTCGACCATCTCCCAGGTCGGGGCGTCGATCAACGACATCACCACGCTGGGCGGCCTGATCCCGGGTAACCCGGTCTCTACCGCGGCAAACAATGTGCTTCGCCAAGGCGCGGCGCTGACCCAGCTGGCGCCGCTGTATCAGATGCAAAGCGTTCTGGGTCGCCTGCAAAAAAACGTGCTCTCAGGCCCGCTGGCCAATGGCACGTCAAGCGTCACGACCAGCAACTCAAGCCTGCAGAAGATCGCCGCCGATGCTTATGGCGATCAATCGCAATGGCCGGTCATCGGCCAGGTCAATAACATCGCCGATCCTCAGCTCGACGGCATCCAGACGATCAAAATCCCAATAGGTGAGTAATGGACCTGAACGAAGCCGACGTCACGCCCGGCGCGCGACAGGTCATAGGGCGCGTGCTGCTCAATGGCACTGAGGTGCCGTTTTCCTCTTTCTACGTCGACAGCAACTCGTTCTATTCGGCGGACACCTTTTCGGCGACCTTCCCGCTGACCGGGATGCCAGAGCCGATGAACACGGTGCGCTGGTGGAGCCAGCAAACGGCGATCGAGGTGACCATTTCAGTGGGGCTGATCGATCAAGCCTCGGTGAACTGGAAAACCCTGATCATCGGCGGAGTAGATAAGCCTATCGTGAGCATGTCGCGCTTCGAGGTGACCGTCGACGGTCGGGATTACACCAGTAAGTTGATCGATACAAAAACCAGCGAGAAGTTTTCAAACTACACCACCAGTCAGGTGGCGAACATGCTGGCCGCGCGGCACGGTCTGACGCCGGTTGTAACGCCGACCACCACCAGCGTGGGCGCCATCACCAAGTTTGACCACACCCATATCAATGATGAGCGCTCCGAGTGGGATCTGATTTCCTACTTCGCCGGCATGGACGGGTTTCAAACCTACGTGGTGGGCAACGAGTTGCATTACGAGCCCGCGCTTGACCCCGCGACGACGGATCAATACCTGATCCGCTGGGTTCAACCCGGCGCGCTCGCCTACCCGATGTGCAACACCACGGAAGGCCTGGACGTTGAACGTGATTTGACCCTGGCCAAGGGTGTGACCGTTTCGGTTCGCTCCTGGAAAGGCGGAAAGGCTTACACCGAGACGTACCCCAACAGCAGCGCCAAGGGCATCGCACCCGGCAACGCCACTCCGAAGCGACAGGTCTACAGCGTAGTGCGCAGCGGACTGGATCGGCAGGCCGCTCAACAGCTTGCGCAGAAATTGCACAAGCAGATCACCGATCACGAAATGCGGATTGGCTGCTCGCTGCCTGGCGACAACATTCTCATGCCCAACACGATCATCCGTGTCGAAGGCACGAATTCTGATTTTGACCAGCTGTATTACGCCGACTCGGTTCGCCGTTCCCTCAGCTTTGAGGGTGGTTACACGATGAGCGTAACGGCCAAAAACCATAACCCCAATTCAATGGTGCTGCCATGAGCGCAATGAGCCAGCTGCTGAACGAGCAGCGCCAGTTCCAGCGCAGCGGCGACACATACCCGCGCAAGGGGGTGATTTCCAGCTACGACAAGGGCAGTTACAGCGTCAAGGTGACGATCCAGCCCGAAGGCCTTGAAACTGGATGGATTCAGCTGGATGCCTTGGGCGTCGGGAATGGCTGGGGCGTTGTGGTCGGCCCGCAGATCGGTGATGAGGTCGAGGTTTCTTTCGACAACGGCGACCCCAACCTCGGCAGCATCACAGGTCGCTACTTCAACGACACAAATACACCGCCACCGGTGCCGAGCGGCGAGACCTGGATCGTGCACTCGAGCGGATCGACCCTCAAGTTCAACAATGACGGCACGGTCTCCCTGCATTCTGGCGTGGCCATCAACTACAACGCCCCGCAGCACAACTTCTCCGGCGGGCCAGTCACGATGGATCACACCCTGACCGTGACGGATACAACCGGCATTGTGGTAACGGGCGGTGACGTCAAGGCCGACACGATCAGCCTGAAAACCCACCGCACAAGCGGCGTCACCACTGGTGGCGGTACTTCTGGAGTGCCGGTGCCATGAAAGACCTCAACCATTACGTCGGCGACGACCTTTCGTTGTCTCCGACCGGGAGCCTTTCGCCGGTGGAGGGCATGGAGCGCGGCAAACAACGCATCTTGCGCCGCCTGATCACCAACCCTGGCGATTACCTGTTCCACCCAACCTACGGCGCAGGCCTGGGCCGGTTTGTGGGGGCGCTGACAAACGTCCCCGAGATCATCGCGCTGATTCGCGGGCAAATCCTGCTCGAGGACTGCGTATCGAAGAAGCCAGCGCCAGTGATCTCCGTCACCCCGTCGAACAACACACTCTCCGTCAATATCGGCTACACCGATTCGTCGCTAGGCGAGCCGGTGACGCTCTCGTTCGAGGTAAATCGCTGATATGGCATCGCTCAATATCAAGGACTTCACCACGCTGGTGCGGGACCAGGTAACCGCCATTCAAGGGCGCGCGGCCGGTCTCGTTGACTTCACCATTGGCTCGCTTCTGCGGGCCATCACTGAAAGTAACGCCAGCATCCTGCAATGGCTTCAACAGCTGATTGTCACGCTGCTGGCCACGACTCGAGCCTCTACATCCTCCGGCGCCGACCTTGACAGCTGGATGGCTGACTTTGGATTTTTCCGTCTTTCTGCAAGTTTCGCCACCGGAAGCGTGACTTATTCACGTTTTACGCCGACCAACTCGGCGCTTGTGCCTATTGGCGCTCTGGTCGGCTCGACTGACGGCTCGCAGCAGTATGCGGTGACGATCGACACCACCAATGCGCTCTATAACGCAACACTGGGCGGCTATCTGGTCCCGGCCGGCACCGCATCGGTAACAGTGCCGGTCATAGCCAGCACGGCAGGCGCGGCGGGGAATGCCTTGATTGGCACGGTCACGGTTATCGTTGGCAGCATCAGCGGGATGGATACGGTTACAAACGCTGCAGTTTTCACCAATGGCGTTGACCCAGAAGGCGATTCGGCGTTTCGCGCCAGGTTTGTGTTGTGGGTTCAGTCGTTGTCAAAAGCGACCAAAGCCGCTATCGCATATGCGCTGTCCTCGATGCAGCCTGGCGTGTCTTTTACCCTCACAGAGAATCAGGACTACAGCGGAAACACACTGTATGGGTACTTCTATGCCGTAGTGGATGACGGCAGCGGGGCGCCTTCCGGGGCGTTTTTGGTGTCGGCCGCCGCCGCCATCGAGTCGGTTCGTGGGTTTACCACCCGGTACGGGGTGTTTGCCCCGGTATTGGTCGCGGCCAACGTCAGCATGACTATCACCACTGACGCCAGCGTCACGCACAGCGTGGTGGTTGCCAATGTCACCGCGGCCATCCAGGCCTATATCTCAAAACTGAGCCTGGGTCAGATATTGCCGTTTACGCAGCTCGCGGCGATTGCCTACGGGGTGAGTCCGGCCATCACGAACGTCTCCGGCGTGCTGCTCAATGGCGGCACGGCCGATATCGGCGCAACCAATAAACAGGTCATCCGACCAGGCACAGTGGTGGTGGCTTAAATGAGTACTGGCGACCAGGCGGACATGTTCGGCCGGCTGAAAAACCTGCTGCCTATTGGCTGGTTTGGTGATAGCAACCCGGTCAGAGATGCGCTTTTGTGGGGTTACGCTCAGGCGCTTTCCTGGGGTTTCACCCTCTACCTTTACGCAAAAGATCAAACGCGAATCAAGACGGCCTCTGATGGGTGGCTTGATCTGATCGGCCTTGATTTCTTCGGCAACAACCTGATCAGGCTCTCCGGACAGCTGGACACCAGTTATCGGAACCGGATCCTGATCAACATTTTCAGGGAGCGCGCCACGCGCCACGGACTTGATCAGGTGCTGTTCGACCTGACTGGCCGGCACCCACTGATTATCGAGCCCGCCAAGCCGGATGATTGCGGATGCCTTGGGGCAACTCTCTATCTGGGCGTTGCAGGCCCCGTCGGCTCGACCAGCTGCCCATATCAGGCATTTGTCACCGCTTACCGGCCGATTGGCTCTGGTCCTGGAAACTTGCCGGGCATTCATACCAACTGGTTTGGCCTCTCACTTACCAGTTGGGTCGTTCCGTCTTCCCAGCTGGCTCCGCCCGTATCGGACGCCGATATCGTCGCCGCGATCGAGCAGACAAAGATGTACGGTTCGACGGTCTGGTATCGGATCACCAACTAACTCCACTCATTCAACTCTATAGCCCGCCTTGAGCGGGCTTTTTATTGGGGATTCCATGGACAGACAGATCATTTACCCTGGCCAGCTCCTGCCAGAAACCACCCTGCTGCAGATGACCAAGGATTCCATGATTGGCGCTGCCAAGCTGGCGTCTGCGCTGTTGGGTACGAGCACCATGGCCAGCGGATTTGCCGTCACGCCGACCGGTCCGGCATCGCTTCAGGTGCTCTGTGCGCCCGGTGAGATCTACAGCCTGACCACCATTGACGCTCTGGCGTTTTCGACCCTTCCGGCGGACACCACGCACACGATTCTCAAGCAGGGGATCCTCCTCGACGGTGTCACGCTCAGTTGCCCCGCGCCCGGCACGACTGGCCAGTCCATCAACTATCTTGTTCAGGTCACTTATCAGGATGCCGACGCTACGCCGGTCCTGCTGCCTTATTACAACTCCGCAAACCCGGCGCTTCCATACAGCGGTATGGGCAACAACGGCCTGACCCAGAACACCGTTCGCAAGGGCGCGGCGGTCGTTGCCGTCAAAGCCGGCGCCTCGGCGACCACCGGCAGCCAGGTAACCCCGGCTCCTGACGCGGGTTACGTCGGCCTGTATGTGGTGACGGTGGCATTCGGCCAAACCACCATCACAGCGGGCAGTATTGCCGCGCTGGCATCAGCCCCGCTCATTAACTCTACGCTCCACGGCCTTGCGCCAATATTCAACACTAGCCTGAGCGTTGGCGCTGCTACTGCTGCCGGCCACGCCATGCAGCTTGGTCAGGCGACCGGGCGTCTTATGGGGCTGCCGCAGGTCTTCTTGGCAAGTGGCACCTATACGCCCACCCCTGGGATGACTTCGGTTATTTTCAGAGTTCAAGGTGGTGGTGGTGCAGGCGCCGGATTGGCCACCCCAAGTGCGGGGAACATTAGTCTCGGAGCTCCCGGGTGTTCAGGCTCGTACGCCGAGGGTCGTTTCTTGGCGGCGGCGATCGGTGCCTCT